AGTTTCAGCAGGTCGGATCGCACGACGCGAGGACTCCACTGACAGCCCCGGTTCTGACTACGACGCGAAACTTCCGCAGCACCCGATGACAGCACAATTGACGGACTGCCCCCAACTCGAGTATCCTGCATATGCAGGAGGGCGCCCCGCATGACCGACGATCCTCTCTACCTGTTCGAGAACCCACGCGAGAAACCAGAGCAGAAGAAGCAGTCAAGGCCAAAGCGTAGGCCCCGCACCACAGCGAAGCAGCTTCGACACGACGCACTGCAGGAGGCGAGGGTGCGAGCCACGCACGAGGGGAAGTCGGGCCCCGCCATCGCCCGCGAAATCGGGACCGAGGCGGCCAGCCTCCCGCCGAAGCCGCTGTCGCACCTCGAGGCCGAGGCGGCCAGGCTCGCACCGCTTGCAGCTCGTCTCGGTAACAGTGCCGTCGCCATGGCGCAGATCGGATGCAGCAACACCGACATCTGCCGGGTGGCCGGGATCCGGGAGTCTGAGCTCGTGGCCGTGCTCGAGGCGTACCCCGCACTGTTCGAGCAGTTGGAGAAGGCGAGGGCCAACGGCAACACGCAGGTGGTGACCGCACTGTTCAAGAAGGCGACGGCCGGCGACATCGCGGCCATCCGCATCTGGCTCTTCAACCGCTGCCCCGACTTTTGGAAGGACCCGACCCGGGTCCGCATCGAGGCACCACAGGAGAGCGGAGACCGCACTCTTCCAGACGTCACGGACGAGGCCCTGGTCCTCATGGCCAGGCAGATCGTCGAGAAAGCCGAGGCCGGGGAGTTCGACTCCACGCCCGATCCTGAGACCCTGCAATGACGCTGGCGAGGGAAGACCGAGAGGCACTTGTGCGAACCCTGGTGCGTCGGGCCAGGACCGATCCAGCGGTCTTCAACTCGCTTGTGTACAGGGACAGCCGCACCGGAAAGCCCTGGCAGATGCAGCCGTTCCAGCGGGAGTGGGAAGACGCCATCTCTGCGCAGGACTGGCTTCTCGATCCAGACGGAAAGCCGATTATCCGGTTGGTCATATTCGCCCCGGCCGGCCATGCGAAGACGGAGTGCATTGCCCGATCCTGGCTGACTCGCCAGATCGCCAGCAATCCGAATGCCAAAGCGGCGATCCTCTGCAATGAGCAATCCGCCGCCGTCGACCGACTCATGGCCATTCGCCGGGACATTGAGAGCAACCCCCGACTGAAGGCCATCTATCCAGACCTTAACCCAGACCCCGCCGGCAAGTGGCAGGACCGGGAATTGTTCTGCGCCGGGGCCGTCAACGCCAAAGATCCGACCCTGCAAGCGCTGGGCATCGGCGGCGCCGTCATCGGGGCCCGCCTCGATGTCGGCGTGGTTGATGACCCGTGCGATTTCGAGAACACCTGGACCGCTGCCCAGCGGGAGAAGTCCCTGTCCTGGTACCTGGCTACATTCGAGAGCCGCTTCGACGGCCGTGGCCGTATCGTCGTCATCATGACCTCGTGGGACGAAGAGGACCTGGGGCACCAACTCGTGGCCCGGCACGGCTACCGCATGATGCGGTATGAGGCCTGCGACGCAGACTTCGGCAACATCCTGTGGCCGGAGCGATTTTCCGGCGAACTGCTGCGACAGATGGCCGCACGCATGGGGCCGGTCGAGTTTGCCCGGCAGATGCGCAACATCATCATGGATGACAGTTTCCGCCGCATCAAAGAGGAGTGGGTCAAGAAGGGGCTAGACCGGGGGCGCGGCATCCCGGCTGGTGTTGTTCCTGCAGGCGCAATCTGCACCATCACCGCCCTCGACCCGGCCGGCGGCAAGCACAAAAGAAAGGGGGATTTGTCCTCGTTCTTTACCGCCTCACTCATGCCGAACGGCGACCGACACCTGGTGGAGGTGGACTCCGGACGCATGACCAGCCCGGAACTGAAGAAGGCAATCGGCCGCAAGCACGATGCCTACCGCTCGCTGATCGGCGTAGAGGACAACGGGGTGCAGGACTGGCTACGGCAAGACGTGGCGGAGAACACCTCAATCCCAATCGTCGGACGGGGTACGACTGCGGACAAGTGGGACCCGGCCACGGGGGTTGAGAGCATCGGGCTCGAGCTCTACAACGGCAAGTGGATCATCCCCTCGCTCCTCGACGCCAACGGAATCGTGCGACCGGCAACGGCCGAGATCGGAGAGTGGATCCGGGAAATGCTCGGCTTCCAGCTCGGCGCACACACGGGGGATCGCCTCATGGCCTCTTACATCTGGCGGTGCATCGCGAGGGAAGAAGAAACTAGACAGCGCAAGCGCATCGGTGGTATACGTGTCGGAGTCGGGATGACGCAGAGCAGCCCCTGGAGGCCGTAGTGGGGAAGAAACGCAAGGCAGACCTGGCAGAGCCAGCGGCCGAGACTCCGGCTGTTTTGAAGACCACACGGGAAGGCAAGATCGGACGCCTCCAACTCGACAGCGAGGTAGGAAGCACCGGCCTCAATCACACCGCAGGCTACATCCGAGATGATTTCCTTCTGGCGTGGAACGGCTCGGCCGGCATGAAAACCCGGCAGGAGATGGCCTGTAACGACCCGGCGGTCGGGGCCATGCTCTTTACCGTGGACAAACTCATCCGGCAGATAGAGCCACAGACCGAAGTTGCAGACCACCCAAAGGGCGAGGAGGCAGCCGAACTTTTCGACTCATGCCGCGAGGGCATGGAGCACACCTGGTCCGACTTCATCTCGGAAGTCCTGTCAATGCTGCCTTACGGCTTTGCCCCGTTCGAGCCGGTATACACGAAGCGAGAGGACGGGCGGATCGGATGGAAGAAACTCCCGCTGCGGGCACAGACCACGGTGGACCGTTGGGACCTGGCAGAGAACGGCGACATGCTGGGCATGACGCAGATGGCACCGCCGAGCTACCGTAGCGTGTACATCCCGGCAGACCGGCTGGTGCTATTCCGTACGTCCAGCGCCAAGAACAACCCGGAAGGCGTGAGCATCCTGAGAAATGCCTACCGCCCCTGGTATTTCAAGAAGAAGATCGAGGAGTACGAGGCGATCGGTATCGAGCGGCACATGGCCGGATTCCCTGTCATCTACCACCCTCCGGAATGGAGTAGTGACGCTGCGACAGACTCAGAGCAGGTGGCATACCAGGGCCTCATGGAGGCGATGCGCCGCATCCGCGTGGATGAGCAGGCCGGGCTTGCCTTGCCGGCGATCTATGATGACCAGGGCAACCTGCTCATGAAATTTGAGCTCGTGTCGTCGAGTGGCAGCGTTGCCAACTCCGATACCGGGGCCGTCATCGCCCGAAAGAACATGGAGATCCTGATGACGTGCCTTGCGGACTTCGTCCTGCTTGGGCACGAGAAGTCAGGTTCGTGGGCGCTCGCGGAAAGCAAGACCAGCATCTTCGCCACGGCGGTCGGGGCCTGGCTGCAGACTATCGCCTCCACCATCAACCGGGTACTGATTGCCCGGCTCATGGCGTACAACGCCATCCCCCCGGAGGCGTGGCCGAAGTTGCGCTTCGGCGACATCGAGACACCCGACCTGCAGAACGTCGCCGACTACGTGGCGAAACTCACGGGTGCTACGGCGATTACTCCGGACGGGGCGCTCGAGGCGTACCTGCGTCGGCTCGCCAACCTGCCGCAGGCGGAGGCGATCGAGTGAAGTTCCGGGCCAACAACTGCCCGGTCACCCGGGCCGCCTCCGGTAAATCCGGGAAGTACACGGCGCTTGAGGGTCGCGCCGAGGGCAAGATTCGCAAGCAAGCTCGGGCGTCATTTCGTCTCATGCAGGACGGTGTTGACGTCGATGGCGTGACGGCAGGAATCGAGGCTCGGGAGTGGAAGACCGCTTACCGGGCAACCGGTATCGAAACCACGTCTGTGAGCATCGGCGAGCTTGAGCCGCATATCGAAGAGGCGTTCGTGAAAGCAGCGGACATCACCCTCGACGAAGTGCAAGTGCCGGAGGGGTTCGTGTTCAACCCCATGGCCCCGAACGTGCGCAAGACGATCGCATCCCAGGTCGGCAAGAACATCACTGCGATCCAGCAGAACACCCTGGACTCGGTGCGTGGAATCGTGGCCGACGCCATCAGCACGGGCCGGCATCCGTACTCGGCAGCCAAGCAGATCAAGCAGGTCGTTGGCCTGACACCGCGACAGGCACAGGCGGTCGAGACGTTTCGCAAGACCCTCGAATCGGAGGGCGTGACTGGAGAAAAGCTCGAGAAACGAGTCGCTCGGTATGCAGAGCGGAAGCTTGCGCAGCGTGCCGAGGCCATCGCCCGCACCGAGACGGCCACGGCCATCAACAGCGGGCGAATGGAGCTTTGGGCGCAGATACAGGCAGAGGGGGGATTCCCGGCCGATCAGAAGCACAAGTGGATCACGGCATCAGACGAGCGAGTCTGCGACATCTGCGGGCCTCTCGACGGCACCATCGTGCTTATCGGGCAGGCGTTCCCCGGTGGATTCAGAAACCCGCCGGCGCATACGCAGTGCCGCTGCAATACCGTGCTTGTGTAGGGGTAGGTCAATGCCGAACGTCGGACGCAGGGGGGAAGGCACGCACATTCAGTCGGTAGTCATGCCGCGGTCTGACTGGACTAAAGCGGAGTGCAAGGCATGGCTGACTGCACACGACTTCCGCACCGATGGCCTCGACGAAACAGAGCAGACGTACCGCTGGCGACAGGTCGATCCGGAGTCGGACATCTTCCTCTACCGGACCGAGGAGACGAGCGCGGACGGCAAGCCAATCAAGTTCGTCTACGCCGCTCCGAAGTCGAAGGCCAGGTCAATCACGTTCCGCGGCCGGGTGATGGCGATCGACGATGTAGCCGGGGGCCGGGTTGCGACAGTCGGCGTCCGCACCGGGGACGGTCTGGTGGTGGTGCTTGACCCCGTGGCGTCAGCAGACTGCGCAGGCCACAATGTCTCCTGCGGGGACGTGGTGCTTGTCCGTTGTGAGTGGCAGGACGAGGTTGTGCGTGCCGAGGTCGTGGCCGTCGCGCTCATTGATGCGCTCCCGGACACGGCAGACGAGTTCAGATCTGCAGTCACGGCAGAGCAGGGGAGATTCGAACGCATCGCCCGCACGGCCCCCATTGTGGACAAGCGCACAGTCCGAGATGCCGAGGGCAGGCATCGCCAACTCCTTACCTGCGTGGTCTATGAGCCGGGCCGCATCGACGTAGGATGGGAAACGACCGCAAGCCCTGAGATGGTCGAGGCGTGGGCGCACGGTTTCTTGATCTCGTCCATTGCCCTGAAGGGCGAGACAATCACGGACGAGCACTGGCAGCGGAACGAAGACGGCGAGTGGATTCTGCGCGACCCGGACGGTCCGATCGAGCCGGCAAACATGTATCCAGCCGATCCCATCGATGCCTACGTGGTCGAGTCTTGGGTCAAACGATGCGACTGCCCGATCGGCGGGACACCAGTCGCCAAGGGGGCGTGGTGCATTGAGGTGTGGGTGCGCGACCCGGAGAAGTGGCAGCGTGTGATCAATGGCGAGTACGTCGGAGTGAGCATCGAAGGTTGGAAGGCTAAACCGTAGGAGGTTGACCATGGCGAGGAGGGCGCGGGCAAACCGCAAGGATGAAAGGAAAGAAGAGGCGGCGGCCACCCCGGTCGTCAATGACATCGAGGCGATGTTCCTGACCCAGGAGGAACCCAAGTCGGAGGCACCGTCTGTCCAGGAACCCCCGAGGGAACAGGCACCGTCTGTCCCGGAACCGCCAAAGGAACCGGCAGCGCCGCCTCTGAGCGAACGCGATTGGATGACCTTGTCTGAGGTCGAATCCTCGGCTGGGGTTTCTCGTACCATCATTTCGCAGATGGTGGCGAAGGGGTGGATTCCGGGCATGGAGCCCGGCAAGCAGGGGCGGCCGCAGGAGTGGCATGCGCGGCACGTTGCCTGTTTGATCCGACAGCTCCGCAAGCGCCGAATGATTGTCGCTCTTGCCGATGCCGAGCTGGTCGCGCAGGCCGACTGCCTCCCGGCACACCGGCTGGAGACGTGCGTTGCCGCACTTACGACCAAGGGCGTGCGCATCATCGACGCCGACCGGAGCCTGCGTAGTTTGGCGCAGATCACCAAGGATCCGGTCGTCATTTTCCCCGCGTAGCCAGCCGCCCCCGTAGGGGGCGTAAAAGAAACCTCCAGTTACATTTTGACACCACACTACATCCCGCGGCATCCTATCGGCATGAGTGAGGAAAAAGACATCCTCGAAACCAGCGACGACCTCAAGGGGTTGATCGTGCCGCGCATCGGCATGGTTCGACACCCGGCGAACTTCCCGATGTTCGTACAGGTCCGCAGCCAAGGAGACGTCATGCCCGAGAAACGACAGACCATCGAGATCCCGGCCGAGCTGGTAGGCATCGTCCGCACGATCGGCGAGGGAATCGAGGCCGCCCGGGTCAAGGCCGTCGAAGCCGGAGTGCTTCGCGGCGAGAAGGCGGACAGGATGATGGAGGCGGTCGCTGCCGCCCTTGCCGCACTGGAGCCTCTGCGTGGGCAGATGGAGCATGACGAGTTTGCAAGGCTCGCTTCCATGGCAGGCTACAACATCGCCGACCTGGCATGGATTGAGCGTGCGAAGGCCGCCATCGCAAGAGAAGAAGCGGAGGCCGCTGAAGCGGAGCTGGCCCGCAGTCAGGCAGAAGCGCAGACTCGCAGCGAGTTCCCGCTGACCGAGTCCGGAGAACTGGACATCGAGCAGGTCCCCGAGTCGGTGCGCGGCATTGTCCGCAGCGCCTGGGATCGGGAGCGTGCCATCATCGCCCGTGAGGCGGAAGTTGTGCGCCGCGAACAGGAGCAGGCCGAGGCGGCAGCCGCAGCCAAGGCAGCGACAGAGGAAGCGGAAGTCACTCGGGCGCTGGTCGAGATCAGCGATCTGCCGGGAGACAAGGCCATGCGCCACGCCACTGCCCTGCGCGCCAAGCGAACCGACGAGAAGCTCTATGCCGACATGCTGGAACTGTGGCGGCAGGAAGCCGCGGCGGCCCGAGCGCCGATGGTCGAACTGGGGTCGAGTGCCGAAGCCTCGCCGGTCAATGGCGGACGCAAGGAAGCCGAGGCCATCTGTCTGCAGCGTGCGCAGAAGTTGATGAACTCCGACCCGAAGTTGACCCGGTCCGCAGCAGAGGCGATGGTCTGGCAGCGGGACCCCAAGCTGTATGAGCAGTATCGGTACGACGGAAAGAAGGGTTAGAACCGAGCCCGGCTTCGGCCGGCAGACAGGAGGATACCATGTCAGAGAGTGCAACCAAGCAGAGCTACATCGCCGGAGCCGACCTGAGTGCGAAGCAGTACTACGCGGTCCGGATCACCGCGGCAGACACGGTCAACGTCGGAACCCTGGGGGGCAAGTGTGTTGGCGTGCTCGTCAACGCGCCCGAATCCGGCAGGGCGGCAGAAGTCGTCACGGCCGGCAAGACCAAGATGCTCGCGGGGAGCACGATTACTGCTGGCGATACCGTCGAATCGGACGCCCTCGGCAAGGCGCACACGAAGACGGGCGACGGCTACGCCTTGGGCGTGGCAATCACCGCAGCGGCAGCCGGTGCGCTCTTCGACGTGCAGCTCATGTCCGGGCAGGAAACGAGCGGGCTCGCCCGTATGACCTCCGGCGGTGCCCTCGCATCCTCGGCCAAGCTCGCCGTAAAGGTCGGGGTGGCAGATGACGAGGTTGTGCTCGGTTCCCTCGGAGCGGACTGCGTCGGCATCCTGGTCACCGGGGCCGCTGCCACTGGCGAAGTTGTTGTGCAGACCTCCGGTGTAGCGACGGCCACCTCCGGCGCCGCTGTCACCCTCGGCGCAGAGTTGATCGCCGACGCAGCGGGCAAGGTCATCGACAACCCCGGCACCGCCGGATACTACGTGCTCGGCATCGCGCTCAACGATACGGCCGGGGCCAATGCCGACGTGCACGTGCTTTTGACCCAGCGTGGGGCAAACCCGACCACGCAGACCAAGGTCCAGGTCACCCTCGTGGCCGGGGCCGGTGGCACCACCGCCAAGTCGTTCTGCAAGGCCGGGGCTGTGGCCGGAACCGTGGATACCTGCGGGGCCGGACAGGCATCGATCGGTGTGTGCGGAACGACAGATGCAGGCGGCGGCAGTGTGGCCGTGCAGCTCGCAGGAATCGCCAGCGTAACCACGGGCGCAATCGTTGTTGCCGGTGCGGCGCTCATGTCCGATGCGGCCGGCCTGGCCGTGACCTACGTTGCCAGTGCAGACAACCACCTGGTTGGCTACGCCCTGAGTGCGGACGGCGCGGGCGGCGGCGACATCAACGTCGCAATCGTCCCGATGGGATGGGAACAGGACTTGCCGTCGCAGCTCACGACCGAACTCATCGCAGAGGCGGCTGGTGTGACTGCCAAGCTGTTTGTCGATGCCAACGCGGTGGCCGGTGAGTGCGTCGCAATCAGTGCGAGCGGACAGCGGGCCGTCGGTGTGAGCCTCGATACCGCGGCAGGCGGCGTTGCTGCGACCGTGCAGTACGCCGGCGTCGTGACCGTGACCTCCGGGGCGCCCGTGACTGCCGGGGATACCGTGCAGGCCAACGCAGTCGGCCGGGCAATCACCGCAAGCGGCACCAAGGGGCATTACGCTCTGGGCGTTGCCCTGTCAACGGCTGGAGGCGCCGCGGTTGACCTGACCGTGCTCTTGCTGCCGGCCTGGGTACAGGACGGAACCAGCGCCCGCGTCATCAAGACCAACGCCTTCATCGGCATGGATACCAACTGGACGATTGACGAGCTCGGCCACGCTGCCCTGGCCGCCTCGCAGACCAACGAGTACCTGCTGATCGCCATCCCGGGCCTCCGGGTCGGGGACGTGATCACCGGCTACCGGATCGTCGGTGCCCTGAACTCCGGCGGAAACGCAGTCACGATCGACGGCAAGCTGGTCTCGCTGGCCAAGGCCGCCGGCGCAACCCCGACCCGCGTGGAAGAGAGCGTCATGGTCCAGGTCTCCAAGACTGCGGCCTATGCGCTCGACGACGGGGCTGCCGCCCTCGCTGTGACCGTGGACGCAGACAAGACGTATCACCTGTGGGTGCAGAGCACCACTGCCGCCGCAACGACCGCGGCCATCGCAGGTGCCGAGATTGACGTGACCGAACAGGCGTAGTGAAGGCGGCATGGCAGGGGGCGCCAGTGCCCCCTCCAGCCGATGAAAACAACAGGAGGATTTGACCATGCCGACCCCCAGCCAGAATCACGTCAGCCAGCCGCTGACCAACTTCTCTCTCCAGGTGCTTCAGGATCTGGACGCCTTCATCGCCTTGAAGATGTTTCCCAAGGTGCCGGTCAACAAGGAAGCCGACCTGTACTACACGTACACGGTCGAGGACATGATGCGGGACCAGGCCAAACTCCGTGCCCCCAACACCGAGGTCGAACTCGGCGACTACGGCCTCTCGACTGGCAGTTTCTTCTGCCGGGAGTGGGGATTCGGAAAGGACATCTCGGAGCGTGAGGCCCGCAACTCGGACTCCATCCTCAACCCCGAACAGGATGCGACCCGGTTCGTGACCGAGACCCTCCTGATTAAGCGGGAGCGGAACTTCATCGCCAACTTCTTCGGCGCCGGCATCTGGGGCACCGACTACGTTGGCGGCGCCGACTTCACATTGTGGAGCGACTACACCAACGGGACCCCGGTCACCGACGTCAAGACCTGGCGTCGCATCGTCCAGCTCGCCACGGGCCGCAAGCCCAACAAGCTGATGCTGACCCCGGACGTGTGGGACATGCTCTGCGAGCACCCGCAGGTGATCAACCGGCTGCTCTACAACAACGCCGGATTCCAGTCGGCGGGCGGC